AGACCTGCTTGCTTGCCTCCTGCAAGACCCGCCAACAGAGCGTTGTTGACCATACGATTTTGACCTTTTGCAGACGACATCGTGTTTAAAAATTGTCCAAGACCTTGTTCAGCAGAACCTACAGATCTGCCTCCTCCGCCCATGCCTTGCAGAATAGCAGCCCCAGTTGGCCCCATCATCGCAGAATTAGCAAAAGCCCCGATTCCTGCTTGCAATGGATCTTGTCCTCTGTTCGCAGCAAACATTGCATCTGCGATTGCATAGCCCCCTGGCCCAAACTGTGACCCAGCAAACAGTTTAATTCCTGTTTCAATAAGACCTTCAAAACCACCACCAAACAAGTTGCTTTGGCTTTTGTTCATCTCTGGTTCTTGTTCAACCTTAGACATTACGATGCTCCTGTAGCAGGAGGCGGACCAACGACAGCAACTGTCGCATCAACTCTTTCAGGTTTCAAAGGTACAACTTTTTTCTCATCTTTTTTACTCATGAAATCACCACCGTTACTTGTCCAACCTGTCCCGTGCCGCCCGAACCACGAACACTTGCCGTGTTTAATTGCGTTATCTTAACAAATCCGTTGTGTTGGAACAAGGCTCCTGTTTCAAGACCAACATCATCCGTTTGCAAATCCGTCAAAACCATAAAAGTAGCCCGACCCTCCCCCGCATTTTGAATATTAGCCATGTACACCGAAATAGACCTCAGAATTTCCTGAAAGTACGGACGTTGATACTCTTGAGGAGGAAGAGGAAAGTGCGGAAGGGGGAGATTTCTGGACATTATCTTTTACCGTCAAAGCGGACATCAATCGACGGAGTTCCAAGACGCCAACCTAAACCAGTGTCTGTAGAGTCTATGCGCAAAGAAATGCTTCTCCCTCGTAGTCGCATGTTAACTTGATTAGTGTACTGCTCTACAGGCAGCGCATTCTTATCGGCGTTAACATTACTTAACGTGACATTGTTTGCACTACTTTGAAGAAAATCTCCCCCCGGAAAGTTATTTGCCTTCAACGTAAACAACGTCTGGGCAGTTTGATTGTTAGAGTCTAAAAAAGAAATGTCAGGCAATAATCTGCGAACAAATGCAAACCTCTCTCCGTCACCCAATGTTACAGGGCTAGATTGAATAAAAGAAGAAATAGCACTAGCTGGATTTGTTGACCCGTCATCGTACCCTCGTTCGTGGTCGTACAAATAACCGTCAACAGAAGCAGCAATAGGGAAGTTGTTAATCCCCCGGTCAACCCAAGCGGTTCGAGGAAGGGTGCCATAAGACCAAACATTGTCCACATAGTTATACAGAACATAGCTGTCTACGTTGTCACTGCCAGAAGAAGGATAAAACCACCACACCTCAGAGTTAGCCGCATTTAAAGCAGCGAAAACTTTTTCTAGTTGATTACTATTCATGTTATCAAAAATGTAATCTCTTACTGAACAAGGGATTTTACTAACAGAACCCCCATAATTAAAAAACTCTCCTCGACCCATCCAAAAAACATTGTCTTGCACAGCAATAGCCGCCAAAGGGCTTATAATAGAAGTGTTTTCGGATATTAAGTCAACACCAAACGTAAAGGGTGGGCCTAAAAATTGCATCGTGTATAAAGACTTATCAGTAAAGACAAGAATCTGTTGCCTAGTCTCGACTACAGAAATTATTTCAGACCCTGAACCAAGTCTTAATTGCCCCGCCGTATTAGTTGCCGTAGCAGACCAATTGGTTAATGACTCTTGAGATGAAAATCTTATCGACAAAGGATCTTGAATCCCCGGATTTGCTTCAGTATCGCACCCAAAGGCTAGTACATGCCTGTCTCTGTCAGAAACTAAAACATGTTTAGCTATTGTAGGCGCAGAAACTGCTCCTGCAAGACTCGTAATGTTCACTGCAATAGCAGTTAAACCAGAACTCTTGTCCCAATAGAATATTCCACCATCCCTGACGTTTAACAATAAATCTTCGCCAAAATTATCGTGCGTCCATATACGCAATGTTCCTTGTTGCACGGTTGTAGTAGCTGCTTGCCCCCAACCGTGGTCTGCGGCGTTCCAAACTCCCGCACCCCAACCATTGCCAAATATAGTAGTGTCAAGACCCGTATTTATTTGGTAGGCTCCAACAACTGAACTCCCGCCATTCCCTGTATCAGAAGCATTCGCGGCAACCGCAGTTGGGGTGTATTGACCGTCCACAGTTATATCTGCAACACTAGCCACGGCACGAGCCGTGATGTTGTACGTGTTGGCATTCACAATCAAATCAATCTTATACTCTTGGTTTAGAATTGCGGCAGTAATAGTACCACCAAGGGTTGCTGCACCGCTAAAGGTTACAAAATCCCCTTGCTGCGCTCCGTGGCCTGTGTCTGTTACAACAAGGGTAGAAGAAGTATTGGTCGCTGAAAAAGTCACCTCTCCTGCGACTGTTGTTGTTCTAAGCGGAGTAATGTCGTAAAGAGTAGTTCCGAAGTCTATGTAGTATTTTGAGCTTGTTCCTATTCCCAGATAACTATCCAAGTTTAGTGCTGTCCAAGCGTGAAGTGCCCTACAAGACCCTAAAAAAGATTTATTAGACCGTTTTACCCATCCTTTTATCTTTTCGGGCAAGCCAAAACGAAAACGTACCTTATCCGCAGCGTACCAACCACCTTCGTTTGAAGCAAAAGTGCGCTCTCTATTTAGACCCGGCTTGAATGTCAACTTAGTCAAAGGCATAAATCATTCCCTCATAAAGCATACTGCCACACCGCACGATCCCCGTCGTTACCTGCGCCCCGCGCTGACACATAAAAACTTTTACCACTGGGTCTAATATAAAACCCACGCTCATATTCATACGGAGTTTCAAGTAAATAGCTTGTTGACGCAGTGCTACTAATCGTTGAAATATCCCACGCAGTGGTAAGATTAAATTGGGAAATGTCAGCGAAATTCATACGATACATTATCTTTCCATTCGGTTTAAAAGATATATATCCCGCATTAACCTTATGAGAAGAGGCACTTGTGTCCACAGTTTGATTCAAGCTCGCGGTAGACACATCCCACGCGCCACTTAGATTGTACTCCGAAAGTCTTGTGTCATTGGCCCCAGAAGCAGTAGATCCAGACACATACATTTTTGTTCCGTCAGGTTTAAACCAAAAACCATAAATGTAGTAAAATTCTGAGGAAAGGTCTTTAGTTTTGCTGTTGTAAGTAGCGGTGCTGGCATTCCACGCACCACTTAGATCGTACTCAAATACACCCCTAGTTCCCCCACTACTTGCACTTGAAGCCAACGTAAAAAGTTTTAATCCGTCAGATCTAAAGAACAAGGATTTCATATACGCACCTTGAGCAGTAAGATCCTTTGTCGTAACTAACGAACTCGCCGTAGACGACTCCCAAGCTGTGCCAAGATTAAACTCATATAAGTACCCACCAGCGTTACCAGCACCAGAGACAGATTGACTGCTAAGATACATCTTTGAACCGTCACTCTTAAAAAACGGTCCCGTTAACTCAACATCGTTACCACTCATACTAGGCAGAGGGGCAATATATTTACTAGAAGGGAAATCGAAAGACATTGTAGTTATGTCAGACGCTGAAGTCATTTTTAATGACCACCCTCCGCCGTTGTATTTTGACTCAAGAGAGTTGTTTTTTGAAGTGGCAGTAAACACCACTGTATCGTCTGATTTCATATCTAACCCAGAATAAGTCGTAATTGAATTATCCTGATTCATTAAATAAGAAGTTCCAGAAGAACTCGTATTAACCGTACTTAAATCCCATCCGCTTGTTAGAGTATGTTGACCAAGATAGCGGTTAGAAGAAGAACTGCTAAGAACGTACATCCTTGTTCCCGCCACATTTGCAGTAATCCCATCCATGCAACATGTACCCATTGTAACAGAATTTCCTGCACTTGCCGTGCTAATAGTTGCCCAAGCAGAGCCTAAAGTGTACTCAAAAATCTCTGAGTTAACAGAACCACTGTCCTTATCGTCAGTAATCCAAAAAAGAGTCCCATCAGGTTTAAATACAAGATCCCTTGCTCTGGTGATCTGGGCCGAAAGATCAAGGTATGCCGTTATTGTTCCCGCAGTAGAGATATCCCATGCAGAGCCTAAAGGATATTCCTCTAAGTAGCGCGAAGAAGAGAGATTGTCGGCAAGAACGTAAAGTTTTGTGCCGTCAGATTTAAACGCCATGCCCCAAAATCTTGCGCCCAACAGTGCGCTTGATAGAGCTTTGCTTTGGGTGAATGTTGCAGTGCTTTGCTTCCATGCAGTGCCCAAGGAATATTCATAAACTAATGAGCCAAAAGACCGATACATTTTAGTCCCGTCTGACTTAAACGCAATACCGGGTCTATCAGAAGCTGCCGTTACAGCGCCAAAATTAGCGCCACCATGTGTGCCGCCGCCCCATGATGCGTCCGCAAAATCCCAACCCGTATTTGTAGCTGCTTGTAAAAGACGCATACTTGTAAGCATTTTTTATCCCATATCTGCGCCTGCCAGAAATCCATACCAAGTGGTCCCAGCGTCATGTGTAAAAAACACAAAAATATCAACGGCGTTTGCCGTAGTTGTTATAGTAGGCTCCGTTTTGTCAGGCCAATCTACAGCCGTAGGCCAAGTAACTCCAAAGCTACTTGCAGACGCATCCTGTACAATTTTTATAGTAAAGCTTGAAACCTTACCAGACGCCGCAGGATTGCTAAAAGTAAATGTCGTAGCTTCCGTTAAGGTGTGGCTGAAATTTGTCCCGTCTCGCAGGTTTACCGTTGTTGCGTTGCCAGAAGAGGTTACAGCGTTGTACTCTTCTGAAATTCCGTTATCAAATGTTACAACTCCGTTGGCATCTGCGGTTACAACCTTTCCTGCCTCGCTTGTTCCAAGAGTGGTAATGTCGTTGTAGTTTAACTCCGCAGCGTCCGCCGTTACACCTAGCTGAGTAAGAGTTATTGCTAATATTGATGTAAGATCTACAATTTGCGCCCCAGACCCTGCCCCGTCAGAGTAAATAATTGCAGACTTGCCGTTTGCCACAGTGACATTCCCGCCTGACCCTTGTGTGAAAATAGCCCCTTGCCCTGATCCGTTTTTGACAAAATAAAGATGCTGCGCATCGTTAGGAGTTAAGGTAATGGTGTTATCTCCAGACGGAGAGCCACCTAAAACTAAAACCTTGTAGTGACCGTCAGACAGTGTTCCGTCACTTACGGAAAGAGAGTGGGTTGTGCCAGAAAGTGTTATGGCCCCAACACCTGTGGTAAGGCGATCTATTATTTGTAGGTTAACATTGGTCGCGGTTCCCCATGTGCCAGAACGCTCACCCGTACCTATCAGTTCTATGCCAGAGTTTTGTGTGTATGTACTCATCTCAAAATCCTATGCCGCATCTGACCAGTTAGTATTCGGATCAGGAGTTATTTCAGTATAGCTTGTTCCGGGGCTTGGAGCAACATTGGAATAAACCGTACTAGAAGAAGGTGTGATTGGAGTAAAAGAAGTGCCGGGAGCAGGAACTATAGGTGTGAACTCTGTGTTAGGATTGGGCAAAACTCTGCCCCAAATAAACACAGTTCCCACTTCTCCAGTAGCAGAAACACCACTAAGGACGGAGGCTAACCGACCTACTTCTCCCGTGGCGGAAACACCACTAATTACAGCAGGGAGATTGCCTACAATACCAGTAGCAGAAACACCACTTAAAATAGGAGCTAACTGGCCCACTTCTCCCGTGGCGGAAACACCACTTAAAATAGGAGCTAACTGACCTACAATACCAGTAGCAGAAACACCACTTAAAATAGGAGCCAACTGGCCTACTTCCCCTGTGGCGGAAACACCACCGACTAAAACGGGGAGATTGCCTACAATACCAGTAGCAGAAACACCGTTTATAATAGGAGCTAACTGACCTACCTGACCAGTAGCAGAGACTCCACTTAAAATAGGAGCTAACTGACCCACTTCCCCCGTGGCGGAAACACCATTAAATAAAACGGGAAGATTGCCTACCTGACCAGTAGCAGAGACTCCACTTAAAATAGGGGCTAACTGACCTACTTCTCCAGTGGCGGAAACACCAACAACATCAACTACAACGGGAAGAGTGCCTACAATACCAGTAGCAGAGACTCCACTTAAAATAGGAGCCAAGTCTCCAACAGAGCCTGTCGCAGAAAGACCACTTAGAATAGGTGCTAACTGACCTACGCCACCTGTGGCGGAAACACCACTAAGAATAGGTGCTAACTGACCTACGCCACCTGTAGCAAATAAGCTAGTTGCATCTATAGTCACCACAACAGAGACAGAGGACTCTCCGCTGTCCGCTATCGGGGTTGAGGCTAATGGAGAAAAGCCTAACATTGTTTAACTTTTCCAGTAAGCTCGACCAGAAGCAATGGTTGAGTTTACGCGGGACAGATCTTTACTCGCCGTTGTATACTTGTCATCCAGTATTTCATTTTCCAAATGCATAACCATATTGCCGACCTGTTTCTTTTTTTCAGCGACAGTTTCATCAGTCATTTTCATCCCACCTATGACATTCTCAACGCCATCACACATGTGTAAAAGTTTCAGATAATCTCTATCCAGTTCATTAACAGCCATTTTATAATCCTTCTAATGCAGCTATTCGTGCCTCAAGTGCCTTGTTTTTTGCAGATAACTCTTGGACGGCTTTGACTAGAATTGGATACGTTCTCAAATAATCCGCTTCTAACTTCGATGGGTCATCCCATTTAACTAATCGAGTTCGTGAGGTCGAGGAGTGGGTTAATTCAACATTATAAAGATCTTGCGCTATAAACCCCATGTCGGGCTTTGCACCCATAGAACCATCGCGTCTGTTCCAAGTGAACTCAACGGGCCGCAGGTCATTAATGAAATCAAGTCCATGTGTCAGACCAGTGATTGCGGTCTTGTCGCGCTCATCCGAAAGACTGGAAATCGTTTGGACGTTACAACGAAGTGACGTAATATTATTGTCACCTAACGTAATTTCGTTCGTAGCTGTCGCAGCAGACGGCATTGACTCATAGCCAACGCACGTTACATTCGATCCTGTGGTCAGAGCATTTGTAGTTGACCCACCCTGTGAGTATCCAGCCTTAGACCCAAGGAGAGTGTTCCCGTCAGTCGTTGAGACAGAGTATCCTGCTCTGGTGCCAAGCGCGGCGTTGTAATCTCCGCTTGACAGACTGTAAAGAGAGGACGGACCTACCGAGGTATTGGAAGCACCGCTTGAAAGGGTGTACAGAGAAGAATTACCAGTCCCAGAGTTATACGAGCCTGACCCACCAGAATATCCAGATTGATAACCGACGAAAACATTGTAGTCTCCACCGTCTAAATCGAAACCAGCAGACCTACCAACCAGAACATTGTACGAATCGCCTGACGTACCTGAAGACCCTGCCGCGTAGCCAATGGCTACTCCGTAAGAATCTGCCTTGGCGAACGCACCAACTATAACAGCACCTGCGCAAGACGTACTTAGTACGTCACAATCATAACCCGTCAGAGTGTTGTAGTCTCCCGAATAGAGACCATCTCCAGCGTCAGTTCCGACTGCTGTGTTGTACTGTGCATTGCTCGTAGAATATCGACCTAGTGCGTCATAGCCCACCGCAACAGATTTGTAGTGAGCACCGTCACTCATTGCTTCTGCACCAATCGCTGTGGCGTAACTACTTTCACAATCGTTCATACAATTATAGCCGATAGCTGTCTGATAGCCTTTATTGGCTACGTTGTAGTTACCAGCAGCATAACCAACGTAAGTATTACCCGTTATTGCATCACCCATGCCTGCCGCATGGCCCACAGCCACGTTGTACGAACCTGTCGTGTTGTAAAACAATGCCGCCGCTCCCACAGCGGTGTTTGAGCCTCCTGTTGACAAAACAGGCGCAGCCTTGCGTCCAAGAGCAGTGTTGCTAGAGCCAGAAGTTATTGCGGTTAAAGCCTCATATCCAAAAGCAGAATTATAAGAACCCGACATGGTTGATCCAATAGCGTTGTAGCCTACAGCAGTTGAAGCTGTGGTAGGATCTCCGGGCCACGCGCTTTGCCAAAGCACTAAATCTTCCGCCGCTGCGGTAATAAACACAACAGCAGAACCAGACAAGTTCAACAAAGATCCTGTAGAGGCTTGAGTCAGGACTCTGGTTAATGTCGTGCCAGAAGCAGTGTAAACTCCCGTCGATACCTCCCAAGCGTCTCCGTCCTCTATAGTGAATCTTACGGTTGCACCATCAGCAACCCCTCCACTCGCAAAAGTTTGATAGCCCGTTTCGGCACTGCCTAACGTAATAGTGCCTGTGCCTGTTGTTGAGGTAGCTACCTTAACCCTATTTGCGAGAGTAAGAACCATTAAGCAATCCTAATTATCGCGTTATTCGCATCCGCTGAAGGAAATACAATTTGGAAGTCTCCTGATGTAGAAGTTTTGTCAGAACCAAAGTCCAAGACAACAACTGTGTCCGTAGTGCCTGAACCACCACCTGTTTGCGTGTTGTAAATCAACGCGCCACGAGCCGTAATAGTTGCAGACGTAAACGTCAGATCTTGGAAGTCTGTCAACGCTGTGGTCGAAGACGCTGTCGGAGTAACATTAGTCAACGCACCACCTCCCGCAGCATACGATCCAGAGTTACCCACCTCGTTCGTCGCAGTGTAGTCCGTAGTTGCCGCCGTAAACGAAGCACTGTTAGTATACAAAGCAATTTTAAAAATGTCTTGCCCAGTTGTAAAGTCGTGTTGACCTTTCAAGAGTTCCACCTTGAACGATGTACACATAAAGTTTCCAGTAAAAGCCATGCTATAGTCTCCTTATAAGTTCGGCTAAGTCGGGATGTCCCGCATCATTAAGTGCATTATACACTGTGGTTCGATCACTGCGAATAGCTTGCCGCATATAAAATGCTATAAGTTTTTCTATGTGTTTTGAAAACGCACGAGCTTGATCTCTAATACCTGGGTGCGCCGTTTCAGAAACAGAAACCACTTTAGAAACACATTGCTCTGCAAGCTCATCAGGTGTGAATCCTCTGTTATTAACAGTGTTAATACCGACTAAAGTATCGTTTTGTGGAGGGTTTAAGTCCAAAGTAAACATTACGCCTTATCCCTATTAACTTTTCCGGTGCGATACTCGTCCGTTGTTTCTTTAGCTTCTCCAAGCATCTTAACACCAACTATCGCTTCTTGAAGACGGGTGTTGTACATAGCCATAACGTCCTGCTCACCCTTCATGTATATATACGCCTCAATCAACGAACCATATAACAAAGCCATTTCAGCGTTTATACTTAGCCAAGTTGTACCACTTCCTGCCCCCGCAGTTAAACTAGCTGGACGGTAAAAGTAATGTAGTTCCGCTGTAAACGCAACATTAGGGGTGGGGGCTAACAAAAAGTTTTCAAGGTCAAACACCGCGTAGTATCTAGGAGACCCTGTTGTTGTTGAGTCTGGGGTATATGTCTGCAAGAAACTCAAATCTTTGAACTCTATAAAAAAACGATCACCATCCGTACCGCGTAAGCTCAGAGAGAAGGGAGACAGATAATCTGAAGGAACTGCTAAAAACGGGTTTGAGGCAGTTGTAGGCGCGGTCACATTCTTGCGAAACAAACTAAGTTGTACATTTTTTAAAATACGCTCTTCAGCTTGTCGTATGAACAACGGAAGATTAGTTACAAAAGATGACTCGTCATTTTCTGTGTAATCTTGTACAGCTTGTTTTAATTCTGTGTATGTAAAACTCATGATATCACACTATTGTTATGTTTCCTACCATAGCACCATGATTGGTGCATTGATATACTAGAGAAGTGTCACTGGGTTCATGCGGTACAATAAATTGTGTTAGTCCTGTCGTTGAATTATAATTATCAGTCACACCTGTAGTAAAAGCAGAACCGCCATTAGATGTTCTAATCTGCAAAGGATGACTACCTACATTAGCCGTATTGTCGATAAGATAAGTATGACCCTTGTAAAAAGTAAAATTTGGGTTGTCACCAGAAGTGGCACCGGGGCCAGTAAATGTATAAGCAGATGATGCATTTGTACCAGCAGTATACTTTGTGACAGGACCAGTTGTTTCATCGTTTAATCGAATCCATGCACCACCATGCGCGAAGTATAAACCTCCCGTTGCATGAACGTGCGCCACTGCACCATGATATGTTCCAGCACTAGGTAAGTCGCTTAAATTGGCATAATAGAACACAATCTTATTTGCACCAGAACTTACGTCAATAAGCCCATTACTATCTATTATAGTGGTTAACGTAGTTCCGTTACCTATAGCTGTATATATTTCAGAAAAGTTTTCATTTATTTTAGTTGCACCAGAACGGAGAGTGTCTCCATTGCCATCATTTGCGCTACTACCTATCCCTACTGTCTGCTTACTCATGTCCTATCCCTCATCAAAAGTATCTGTTGTTGAATCTAGTGTAATAGCCGTACTGTCAAATCTTGGAGCCGTGCTTACAGGTTCTCCTATTGATACGGTGCCCACAGAACCAATCGCAACCAAGTTACTAGGAGGAGAAAGACCTTCAATAGCTGCAAATCCAACTGGGTTCCAACCCGTCTGAATAGCTCTCTGTTCTGCTAACCCTGTTTCTGGCCTGGGGTTCATTAACGCTTGAGGGTCAGGAAACGCTTTGGGTGGAGACAACTGAGGTTGCTTGGGGTCAAACTCATCAGGACCAACTTTCGCACCAGTCCACTCCGTTTTCATCTTGTTTAGACGATAACGACGACCTGACCGATCAGATATTCCGTAAGCATTTTTCCCGACAGCGTAAGGCATTATACCCTCAAGTAACTAAGACTAGGCTGTAGTTTTAATGGAGTTCTACCTTGATCCTCGTCTGCGGCACGTTGAAACTCTTCCTCGTATATTGATTTTAACATCTGTACTCTATCTGGTGCGCGTTTGACCGCCATATAATAAGCTAACCCCGCCACCATACAAGGATAAAAACGAAAAGGCATGTCAGTAGTATTAACCAAATCATCTGCATCCTCAATTCTGCGAACATAATAGTAAATGATCTGATCAGTAGAGTTCTCAGGAACAGACCACAAGTTTAGCTGCGGCGTGATCTGTCTGTCTAAATAATACTGACTGGGACGGCCTTGCGTTGTTTTGTTAGGAAGCGTGACATAATCACCACGACTAATACGCTGAACCTCGTAATCGGTATTGCTCCTGCGAAGAACAACATCAAGTGTGTCTACAACGTCACTTGCTAAAGAATACAAAGAAGTTCCCTGAACAAGGTTTATCGTAGCCTGATTAACGGTCCACAGGTTTAAACCTCGGTTAGACCATTCCGCAAACATCAAGTTTAAAGAACGACGAGCAGTTCTGGCATCATAACCCGTGCGAACCTCTAACCCGCACCGCTCATACGCTTCTTCAATAACTTCTCCTACATCGAGATTAAAATCTCTTGATCCAGATGTTGTCATCTCATCAACTCATTTTTGGTTTCTGATTTGTTTTAACCATAACGCATCCGCCATTTTTATAGCCCATGCGGGCAGCGACTTCAGGAGCCTTTGCCTT